ATGCTCGGGAAGAGTGCGACGAGTGATGTGCATGGTGCTTGTCCAGGGGCGGGTCACGTTGCTGGTGCAGTGACCGTCCTCGGCATCCTTGCGGATAATCGGCATGATCAGTGCCATCCAGAAGGTGAGCGTGATGTCACGAGCTCCGGCGGCGGTGAGGTCAACAGACTCGTCAAGTGTGAGGTCATGCATGGTAGTTGTCCTTTCAAGACGTAGGTGAAACAGTGGTTTGATGCAAAGCGCATCCTATAGATCAGTCAAGTGACCGACCTATGAGCTGGACTTTACACTCCAATCCAGAGAAGAATGATACAGATAACCACGAACGCCGAGATCGCGTCCTCGAACAGCATTGACAGGACAGACCGTTGTTTCATGACCGACCCTTAAAGGAAGTGACGATGGAATGCACAAGAACGATAGGTATCATTGCAAACGCTATCATATACAAGTACGGAGTGAACAGGATGGCTACGCACACAAGCAACATTGTAACCGAGATAGCGAACACATTAAAGCAGAAGGTTTTGAATTTAAAGATGGCAAATGGGTAAAACCAAATAAGTCATCAGAAGAAACAGAACAGAAGCCAAATAATTCTGAAACACAAATCTCGCAAACAGATTTTTATGCATTGATTAAAGCTGACGTTCCAGAGGAAGATTTTAGTGATGTCGTAGATTACGCAAAACTAAAAAATATCTCTATTGCAGAAGCCCTTAAATCAACTATCGTAAAATCAGTTCTTGCAGAAAAGAAGGAAGTACGAAATGTAGCTGAAGGTACACATACTGGAGGTGGAACTCGTGGTTCTGGGAAAATGTTCGATGAAAAACTTATGGAAAATGCCTCTAAAGGTATTATGCCAGAGTCTGATGAGGACATGTCTCGATTGGTATCACTAAGACGAGGCAAAAAATAGAACTAAAATAATCTCGTAAATTATTTTATGTTAATCGGTGGGATTATAAATTTAGATTAACATATTATAAATGAATACTATTTCAACAAAGACATACCGTGATAAGTATCGTCTTGCAAATCTCGACAAGCTTCTAAGAAATGCTCTTGTCGCAGAAAAAATCTGTATGGTAGATAGAAGTGGACTTAAAACACTCCAATCTCCTTACGGTTCACAACCAGCAACTGTAGTTCAAGCTATTGCAGGTACATACACACCAGCAGTTTACACAACTACTGATGACACACTTACTGTTACTGATGAGTTTATTGTTTCTGAACACATCTTTGATTTTGAGGAAACTCTTACAAACTTTGATGTTTTTGCATCAAGAATTGATGAACAGCAATACTCTATCGCACATGCGATTGATGTTTACGTTCTAAACAACCTTCTTGAAGCTGGTACAGGTACTTACACAACACCTACAGGTGGTTTCACAACTGCTTCAAACATCAACACAATCATGTCTAACCTTATTTCTAAGGTAGCTGGTTATGCGGAAGCTTACAAGGGTATGTATCTCGTTCTTGAAAACACTGACATCACTGGATTCATTGTTGCACAAGCAACTAATGGTTTCAACTTCGCTGACTCTGTTCTCAACAACGGATTTATGACTAACTACATGGGTGTAGAAATCTATGTTGTTCGCTCTGGTACATTCACAGATGAAACTACTTCTACTAATTCAGGTACAACTACTTGGACAAACGTAGGACACAGACTATTCGGTATCAAGAACGTATCTACTTACGCTCACCCACAAGGTGTCAAGTTTGAGGAAAAGATGGTTTCTGGTAAGACTGGTATGGAAGTTGTAACTTACGGTTACATTGGTCACAAACTTTGGACTCCAAAGGCAGGACTTGTAATTGACATTACACTCGCCTAACCTATAACCCCTCTTTGTGGGGGGTTTAAGGGGTTCTGGTCTTCCCACCGATTACCAAACCTCCTAAACCCTTCATAAATAGGATTTATCACTTAACTTTCTAAAAATATGAGCTTAACAAACCCATCTCCAGACCTCGATGGATTTCACCTAAAGGAATATAGACTAGTAGCAGATGATGCTACACCAGCAGTTGTTGGTCAAAATTCTATTGCCCCAAAGATGTTATCTGTTGTTGTTTCAGGAGTACAAAACGATGCTAACGATTGGATTATTCTCCCATCACTAGCAAGTGTTCCAAACGGACACAAAATCACAGTTATCGGTTCAGCAGGTGCTAACTTTGAAGTTAGAACACCAGCTTCAAGTGGAGAGGAAATAAACTCTGAAGACTGTGACGGTACAAAAGAGTATCTTTTCACAGACACTCAAATTCACACATTTACTAAAATCAATAACACTATTGGTTGGATGGGTGAAGGTAGAACAGCTATCGGTGCTTACGCAACCGCAGTAGTTCCAGACTAAATAAGTAAAATCCAATGTCATTAACATTCTCGCAAATTTTATCTACAATAGATAGGAACTGTAAAACAAGTACAGCTTCTTACTCGCTTGCGGATAAGACTGCTGATATTAATATGGCGTTGGATTCTGCGTTATCTATCATATTTAAAGCTGGTGGAACTTGGCAGTTTGATGATTCAAATCATACAGACTATCCAATCATTACTACAAACCTAGTCTCTGGACAAAGAGATTATGCATTTGTTAGTGACGAACAAGGAAATTTAATCCTAGATATATATAAAGTTCTCATAGCTCAACCAGATGGTACATTTAAGGAGATTACTCCAGTTGATGTGCAGTCTGATAAAGACGGAGTAAATGGTTTCTTTAATGGATTAGATGCACAAGGAACACCAAATAAATATGACAAGACAGCAAATGCAATCTTTCTAGATGCTATACCTAACTATTCTATAACAAATGGGGTAAAGGTATATATAAATCGTGAAAGTACATACTTTACTACATCAGACACAACTAAAAAAGCTGGTTTCGCTGGAATATTACATGAATATCTAGCACTAAGACCTTCTTATCAATTCGCTTATCGTAATTCACTACCAAACGTTGCACTTCTTCAAACAGAAATGCTACTTATGGAAAAAAAGATAGACGAGTATTATGGTAAAAGAGAGAAAGATGTAGTTAAAAGACTAAAACCAAACGTAGAAAACAATAGATAGGTCGTATTAAAATAATAATCGGTGAAAATATAACACATGGCAACATACGTAAAATTTCAACCATTTGTAGAAGCATTAGCAGAAAAAGTACATAATCTTGGTTCAGACCAATTAAAGATTGCTCTTACTAATACTGCTCCAAACGCTACAGATGCTACTCTGTCACAAATAACAGAAATCTCATATACTAACTGTTCCACAAGAAACATTACAACTGCTTCTTCTGCTCAAACTTCTGGTACATACAAACTAACATTGACAGACCTAGTTTTAACTGCTTCTGGCGGTACGGTTGGTGCTTTTAGATACGTTATTGTTTATAACGACACATCTGCATCAGATAATCTTATCGCGTACTACGATTACGGTTCATCAATCACACTTCAAGATACTGACACGTTCACTATAAACTTTGATGATTCTAATGGTCTTCTTCAGATAGCTTAGTTGATTCTTCACTCTGCCCTTTTACGAGGGTAGTGATAAGGAATTAAATTATATGGCAATCGCATTAGATTCAACAACACAAGGAGGTTCAGATACATACGCTCATACAGTTACAGGAACTGATTTGATACTATTTGTATCTGTTCTTGGTAGCTCTGCCTTTGCTGATGATATTACTGGTGTTACTTATAATGGAGATGCCATGACACTCGCTGGTAAATCAGCTACTTCTGGTGATAGATGGAATTATTTATTCTATCTCATAAATCCAGATACAGGAACACATAATGTTGTTATAAGTTATAGTGGGGCAAATATTGGTGCAACCGTTGCAACTTCATATACAGGAGTAAACCAAACACAACCAGAAACAATATTGGTAACTTCTGGAACAGGCACTTCTCAAACCCAAACAATCCCAACTAAAACATATGGGGCGTGGCTTGTAGGAGCAATGCACGTTGATGCAACACCATCAGCAGGTTCAGGTACAACATTTAGAGGTGATAGATTCTATGATTCAAATGGAGGAAAAGGTGAACCTAGTGCTTCTTCATATAGTCTTGCTTTAACATGGGCTGGGTCTGTAGGATGGTCATATATTACTTGTTCTATTGCACCTGCTAATTCTGCTTCTTATGAAGATATTGATAGTAGTGGTGCTAATGATACTGACTACACTTTTTCATCCTTAAATTTCGGTAATGTTAGTT